GGGCTGTATCCACCCGGTGGTGATGCTAACGGACCGGGGCCGTCCTGCACGGTCCAAGTGTCCTTCATCGACACTAGAGATGCTTAAAAGCCATCTCAGTGTGGCGTCAGATAGATCTTCCTGACGCTTGCCCAAAAGGCACTTGAGTAGCGCACCTACTCCAGACACCGGCGAAGCCGGCGGCTGGGAACGGACTCTCCACGCCCTAACCAGGGGCGTGTGGAGCCGAGCGTGCTCTCGTTGGGTTTCATACCCTAGTAGAGATACGCGCCCGAGCGCGGATGAGTCAGACGATACTGTAGGATAGTGCGCAAGCACTTCCGACAAGTATCGGTCCAGGAATTGCGCCGACCCCCACAGCCCGTGCATGTAGCACTGGTTGCGAAGGTCGACACAGGAGATGAACTGCTGAGCTCGTACACCCGAAACGAGGCCTCTGAGAGGCCGATGTTCGGATTGTACTGGCTCAGCAAGTACAGTCCCATCCTGGGCGACGATGCGAGGCAGTCGAACTGAGCGAAAAGCTTGCTCGGCACGACGATCGCTTCGTCTTTGATGACCAGGGACAACTCCCTGATCGAGATCCTCATCCAGACCGTGTTCGGGTCGGGAATCGGGGAACTGCCTGCGGACTCGTACGACGGAAACGTCGTGTCCATGGTAGTACTCCTTTCCACAGCTCTCTCTGAACCGTCCGGTCCAGAATGATTTGTTCGAGTTTACCTTGAATCCAAAAAGCTCAAGGTACTCGACGACCCGATGCACAAAGCGAACGGGGACAACTATATCGTCCCCGAACACTCGCACCCCAGATCGGTGCCTCATGATGAGGCCCGTGTCAACACGAGCTCTTGACTCGTCCTCTTCCCAATCGGCTTCCGCGCGAGCGATAGCCATGAAGATGATGGTCGAAAAGACCATCGCTTCAATCGGGAAGGTTAGAGCCGAACCCATTGACGCGAACTTGGCCAGGCGAACAACGCCATGACCAGGTACATCAGCCTTCCGGGACCGGCAGGCATCAACCCCTTCTGCCAAGTTGGGGAAGTTGTCTAGCATGGCCCGTACGAGCTGATTCGAGACGCGGTCGGATGCCTCACTAAGATCTAGTGTGGCGAGCTCCCCCGAAAGGGAACCTTCTTTGGCCAGGAGTCGGTTAGGCTCCTGATCAGTGAATCCGACCACACCGAATCCCAGGTTGTGGTTAGAACTAACCCCAACTGTAGGAGATTCGATGTATGTCACAAACCTCTCCATCAGCCCCTGCTGCACGTACTGCATGCAGGTCGGTTCGATGGCGATGATCCGTGGCGCTCGAGCAGTCTTTGGAACTGTGATGACCCTTACAGGTCTCTCAGATCCGGGTTCGAGGAAGCGCACTCTGGGTAGGTACTCATGAAAGTACCTGTGGGAGGGGATAAGATAATCCCCCCAGGAGAAGACTCTTTCAAGTCTCTCGGTCCACTCCACCTGATCGAACTTTTGGTTTCCCTTAAGTCGATCTGCGGTGGCACCAGGCCCATGTCTGGGGACGATGCGTTGGTAATAGATATCTTCATCTACTGCCTGCAGCACTGTCCCCCAGAGGACAGACGACGCTTGGCGAAACTCCTCCATCAAGGAGGAGGATCGCTTAGCATCGAAAGTGCGAACTTCCTGCTCACACTCGAGATAGCCTTCGATCGCCTTCTCTCTCCTAGCCTCAGAGGTTGGGAGGAGAAGCTTGCTGTACATCAACGTCAGTTGACGCACGGCAAATATGGCATCGATGTCAGGCTCCTCGAGAAGAGCTCCTGAATTGCGATCGAAAATCAGAGTCATGAACCCACCAAGAAATTGGGGGATCACGCCGGGTCCGGAGGTAGACGGCAATCGCCGCCACCCTCGGAACAGCTCCCGACTGACTGCGCCCTGGTCAAGACCTTTTTCGAGATCTTTTCCGAACGCAGGCAGGGTGATAGTGAAGAAACTATCACCTTCTGATTTCTCTCGAGACTCGACTATTTTGTAGTCGAGTCCGGCGCTGTCAGTGCAGCATCTCGCAGCCAATTCATTGGCCACGACATTCCAGAACGACCGAAGGTCGTACATGGAGTTCACCTTTCTATGAGGCTGGACTCTAGCTACGACTGCCGGTCACCCATGGAGTGTCCTCAGACCAAGTCACTGCGACCTGACGTTGGTTTACGTCAGCTCTCGCCACCAAGAAGCTTGGTGACATTCGCACCAGAAGAAGCAGTCAGGTACGCCGTCAAGGCGTCCACGATCTGCTTCGCCTCGGTAGCAGTGTACCCCACGTCCGGAACGTCGAAAACGACGTTCACGGACATGTCGAACGGCCTGTTAAGGGCCGGCGACATGGGGTCAGCTGCAACCTTGGAGTGATGCAGGCGGATCCGGTGCCGATTACGGCAACCGTACGTGTGACTGATCTGCATATCGACGAAACCGTCGGCAGATCGGTAACCCGCACTGTTCTCGCCCGTGATAACACGGGGAAGAGAAACAGGAACCGCGTTGATAGTGACGGACTGAGGGTCCGTGAGTGCCATGTCATTCCTTCATGTGAATGGCAGGCCGATAGGAATCGACCTTGGGTTGTTCGCTAGTAGTTTTCTACAGCGATGACCGAGGCACCTGGGATAACCCAAGTGCCCCGGCGATGGCAATCTGTCTGGGGGTCAAAGCCCCCATGTCGATTCCGAATCCGTACGGAGTTGCTCGGAGCCTAACTCGTGTTTCAGACCCTAGATGTTCCTGGGCCTGCACGAAACGGGCTGATCCGTCAGGGTGATTTACATAACCCTGCCACATCGAACAGTTCATCGTGCGAGTCTTTCGCATGATGTAACCGTACCTGAGCGCAAGGCTGTCACTGCCAAACGCAGAGATGTTCGAAAGAACATCACCTGTGTTGGAAAACCAGTCAGCAGCCCAACTCCAGGGAGCAAGGTTCCACAACACTTCAGGAGTAAGCCTAGTGCCGAAAAGCTTGTTAGCTTCGGCATCCCACTTGTCCAGATTGCCCACAAATCCTTGTGGGGGGTCTGGCATAACGTAGGAATAGGCTCCGGAAAACCAAGTTCTGGTCTCCGTCTCCTGCCACTGGCGATAGCCAATGGGTTGTGGTCCGCTCCCCAGCATCCAAGAATCGAGCTGACTACCGTCACACTTAAACGGTGCGACGTAACCCCACTTGGGGCCGTCAGGCTCTGTCTTGGATGTCTCTGCTGGGAACTTGTAACTCCGACGAACGGAGTTACCTGCCCCGGAATCGCGGTACATCTGTCGTAGGACCTTGTTACTGTCCTTCACAGACCTGCAGAAACTAAGCAGGTCACGTATCATCGGTTTCCATCCGAACTCAACGTTCAGATACTCGTCACCTACATCACGTAGGTCACGAGTCTGCTTTCGTAAGGCTGAGCCTACGAAGCGTGGGAAGCCCTGTCGGGCTTCACCGATAGATACGGCTGCACCAGCGATTGGGTTGGTGGGAGTAGTACGAGAGATAGCAGTAGACCCAGCCATAACCACACCATCAAAATGGTTAGGTTTAGCAGGATAACTACCGCTGTACGGAGCACTCGATAAGTGCAACGTTCCCTCGTACCGTCGGCCGAGTCCCTGAGCGACAACAAAGTTGCCAGAAGACTCATACCGACTTTGGCTAGACCAAAACGGCCCACCCACGTCACCTTTCCCTAGTTGGAAAGGTGCGTGATTGAACGTCATTACCTCGCCACGTTCGATAAGAACGCGCGGAGGAAGGTCAATAGGAGGATCGCTGTAGAATAACCAGCGACCCTTCCCGACCTCTCTCCGAACTTCGCGAGACTTTGACGTCACCCCAGAGAACCTTCCATGCGGATAGTGTCTCAACTGCGAGAAGCGACTTACTCAGTCGCCGGGGGGTCCCATCTGGGGAC